GGGGAGTGTCATATACGCGCGGGAGTGCTGAGGTGTTGATCATGATTGGGGGGCACTTTCTGCGTTTATGCTGGTCAGCGTCATTTGATCATGGAGCGGTTGATCTTGAGGGGGCACTTCTCCCACCGTCATCTCGCCGAGGCGCTGGTTTTGCCAGGGGGCATCCGCCGGCCGCACCATCACCGTCTCTGCCACATGCAGGCCGTAGTAGCCCCGCTGTCCGCGCCGTTTCGACGGCGTCAGGCCTGCCTGCCGGGCCAGCTCATTGAACCGCTGTGACCCGATGTCCTTGTGCCCGTTGCCCTGGTCGTACGTCTCCCATTGCCGGAATGCCGATAGTAGGATTGTGCCCTTATTCCAAGTGTCGATTTCGGGCCTGACATTCGAGTCAGGATCGTTGATCCATCGCAATACCCGATTTGCCTTTTCGGCGAATTCAGAATGAGCAAGGTCCGCCGATTCTCCGCGACTGAACTCGCCAGCAGACATGAGACTACGGAGAGCGTCGATGGCCCGCACTGCGATACCAGGTAGCTCGCTTGCCACGATACGATCAGATAGTGTCGGGTCCGGTTTCGTTGGGGCATAAGGGAACGGGACGACCTCCCACCGGCGCGTCCAGCCGCGTGAGCTGTCCGACGTGCCAGGGATCGCGTTGGCACTGAATATCGCCTTGCCCCAGAACCGGAAGTAGAACTGCCGCTCATTCTTGAACTCCCCCTTCATCCGATCATCGCCGCACAGCTTTTTAATATTGGCCGTATTCTGCAGAAACGTGGCGTCGATATCGCCGCAGATATTGGCCAGCTTGCCGTGCAATTCCGCGGCCGAGAACCGGGTCTCTGCCAGGTCGTGTAACGGTTCGGCCGCCGTGTTGTCGTTACCGAGCAGCCCGTGGATCACGTTCAGGTAGACGCCCTTACCGTTGCCGCCCGTGCCGGTGAGCATGAACATGCGCTGCAACGGGTTGCCCGACATGAGCAGGTAGCCCAGCACTTGCCACGCCCGCTCGAGGTCGTCCGCCGGCACCGCGGCCGCCAGGAACTCATCGAACAGTGGGCACGTGGCGGACGGGTCCCAATCCAGCGGAACGCGAACCGTACTCATGAATTCGGGGTGGTGATCCACCAGCACGGGATCAGGGTCACCGGCCCACCGCAGCATCCCGTTCCGGAAGTTGATCACCGCGCTGGCCGGCCCCACTTCGAACCGCTCGCATAACGTCGACAGCACCTCGCGCACCGTCCGCGAGTGCGTCGGCCGGTAACGCTCCCCCAGCAGCCGCACCGTGCGCCGCCGGATCTCGATGCCCGTCTCATCTGGGCGCCACACCCCATCGGCGTACACCCAGAACACCCCCTGCGCATCGACCATGAGCGGACCCGCCTCGAGCACCGCCCGAGCGGCCTTGACCGCGTACAGGCCATCCCCACCGAACAGACGCACCGAGACCGGAAACGTGTCCCTACCGAACAGCGGTCCCGCGGTCACTCAGCCCTCCGCACCATGTACGACCACCGGCCGTTGATCGGGCTGATATATCCACACACCCGGTAGCGCCTCGGGTACGTCTCCCGCGCCCGGATGCGCGCCCACCGCATCGCCGCCTCCCACGTCACGACGCCACCTCAGCCGGCGTATACAGGTTCGGGCGCGGCTCGATGTCGATCCCCACGACCTCGAACCCTGCCAACTGGTAGCCGCGCGCGGCCCCACCGGCGCAGCAGTAGAGATCCAAGACGAGCGGCTTCACTCCTCACCGCCGACGACACCAGAATCACTCTTATGTTGCGCGCAGCGAGAGGCGTGCTGGTCGTGCGTCGTGCACATCTCTCCGACCACGTAGCACGCACCATAATGACGGTTATGTTGTTCCTCTGACGCTCGGTAACCGTCGTCCCACCCGACGCCGTACGCCTTAGGCAGCACCTCACCGCCAGTCCGGGTATAGAAGTCACCCAACAGCCGGGACAGGGCCCTGCCCGCCTTCCGGGCATCCGCAGCACGCCGCGCCGCCACCCGCGCATCACGCTCAGCGTCCGGCGGGATCGGCAAGTACGGCATCCGCACCGCGTGGCACCGCGTGCACTCATCAGTGTGCACCGTGCCCAGCTCGCGGTTCAGCGGCCGGAACTTATGCGTGCCGTCCGGGCACGGCCCGTGGTCGGAGGCGCTCACAGCGCACGCCCCGCATCCGCCGGCATGGGCACCGCGGCCCGCACCCGCAACCGCTGCAGCGCATCGCGAACATCGAGCACCTGCGGCCCGTAGTACAGCACCGCGGCACCGACCCGGTAGCGCGTGAGCACCCCACGGTCAGCCATGTCGCCCACCGTCTGCCGGGACTTACCCAGCAGGAACGCGACCTTGTTCGTGTCTAAGAACCGGTCGAGCAGCACGGCCGGATCCACCGTTTCCACGTCCAGCCAATCGCCGGAATCTCGATCATCATCAGTCATGACACCCATCTTGACGGTCGACCGGCAATGTGTCAACGTGAGTGGCATGGCAACCGACGAAGGATTCCCCGACACCACCGACCGCTACCGCTGCCAGGGTTGCGGCGCCATGGTGAAGCTCACTGACCAGCCGACCCACATGGACGACCTACACGACGACCGCCGCGCCGACCCCGGCCCGCTCCCGGCCCCGCCCGTCGATGAGGTCAACCGGCTCCGCGACGCCATGCACCTCACCGTGCTTGAGCACGGGCTGGTCATCGACTACGTGACCGGCTACGACCCGCGGTGCATGCTCGCCGCGCTCGACAACGTCAGCCGCCGCCGCGCCGAGCGCACCGCCGCCCTAGCCCGCGCCGAGCAGCGCATCGTGCCGGACGGCTTCACCGCCGGAATCTTCGGCGGAGCCCATGAGTGACCCGTGGGGGCAACACCGGGCAGCCACCGACGAGGCTATTAACGCCCTGGGAACGCTTCAAGAGCGTCTCAGCGTGGCAGTGGAAGCGTGCGATGTGGCAATGGGGGCGATTCTGGCGTGCACAGGATCCACAGATGTGGAGTCTGCCCAGACCGCCATGCGCATGGTGGCCGGCGCGAAAGACCATCTCGACGAGATCTTCCGCGCCACCCAAACCGCGGTTGAAGAGATGGAACGCTACGGACGTGGATTCTAAGGAGAAATGATCATGCCCAAAGAGACGATTAAGGCCCGCAACGCCCGCGTAGGGCAGCTACTGGCTGAGTACGACGCCGAGACCGCCGCGCAGCGCAAGGCCGAGACGCGCGTGAAGGAACTCAAGGCGCTGGTCGACGAGATCGACTCCGGCACGTACGGGGATTGGATCCTGTCGCGCGGCACCCCGCGGGAGATCTTGGACCAGCCGGCCGCCAAAGACATCATCACCAAAGCAGGCCAGGTCGTGCCCACCAAGATGACCAGGCCCCCGCTGGTGGTCACCAGCGTGCACACCGCCTAGACCGCCCACGGAGACCCGCGCTGCTGCAATCGCCGCGGAACTCAGGGCACACAGAGACGCCTCACCCCGCACGTTGGGGGTGAGGCGTCTCGTAAACCCTTGGCAGGGGCGCAATCGCTGCTTTGTCGGCAGCCTAGCCCTGCGCTCCGCGGACCGTGAGGTACGCCAGCACCTCATCGATCTTGGCGTTCTGCGCGTCCAACCGCGCATTGATCGCCGCGAAATTGTCCGCCACCGCCGTGTCAACCTGGTGGCGGGCGCCCTTGGCGATGCCCGACGCGTCGTTGTTCAGGTCCCCGCCCAGCTTCTGAGCGATCGATGCCTCATTCATGTCTGCCTCCGTGTAGATGCCCCAACTCGAGGTGGGGTGCGGTCGTGAGCCATGCACCACGCTGAGGTGCAGATGGTTCGTGTGTGGGTCATCCTCGGTGTACGCGCGGACCACGCCCGGCTGCACGGTGCTGGACACGATGTGCCGGTTGTAGATCACGTAGGCGATGCGGTTGAAGCCGGCCCGGATCATCACGGCCAGCCGATCGAAGAGCCACGCCGCATCCGCCGCAGTGAACGCCTTGCCGATCATCACATCGGCGGCGCACACAAACCCCCACTCGTCGGGGTTGTGGTCCGACTCTTCCCGCGCGTGCACCTCATCGCCGATGGTGCCCACCACCACGCCGGGATGCTCGCGCTTAATCTCCGCGATCGCGGGCGCCAGGATCGGCGACACTTCCCATGTGCTCAACGGTTCACATCCTTCACAGTCGTGTCGACGCCGTTGACCTTGTCTTCTACGGCACTGGCGCTCTTGGCCGCTGCCGACGCCGTCACCCATGCGCCGCCGCCCAGCAGGATGCCTAGGAAATTCATCGCCGTGTTCACCAGCCGGATCAGATCATCCGAACTCGAGCCCGTCGCCGACAGCAGCGTGATCGCCGCGATGATCGCCAACGCGACCAGCGTGCCGCAGACGACCAGTACCCAATTCGGCGCCTTAGTCACGGTGTCCCTCACGTTCATTTCGTCGCCTTTTCCCTGCCGATGGGCATGATCTATTATCTCCCGCGGGTCTGACGTTTTTAGGCAAACTGCTCCTGCAGCAGCGCGGCGACCGTGGTGTACAGGTTGATGCCGCCGTTCGCGGGAGTGTTCACCAGCAGCGTGATCGTGTACGTGCCCGCCGGCCCCAGTTGCGAGCCCCACGTCTGCGTGGCCGTCGCACGATCGGTGGTCACCTCAGCCTCATAGGTGGCGAACACCGGCGCGCCCACCGTGCCGTACGCGGCCGCGGTACCCGAGCCCACGATCTGTGTCTTGGACGAGTGGAGCGCCGTGGTGGCCGCGCCGGGGTCGGCATCCATGGTCCACGTCAGCGACAGATCGGCGCCGGCCGTCTCGGTGGTGAACACGATCGAGATGCCCGGCATGGGCGAGTTGGTCAGCGACGCGCCGACACCGGCCGACGCCGAGTCCCAGAACTGCTTAGGCCGCGCCCGCAGCACATCGGATGCGAAAACTGGATCACCAGCGGCAGGCATGGCCAGCCTCTCTCATAGCGCGTATCGGGCGACATCGGCAGTGTGCACCGCAGCCCCCGCCAGTTGTGCCTTGACCACGCCGTTGATCGACCGGACGGCCCCCGTGATGGTCTGCGTGTACGGTCCCGTGCCCGTGACCACACCCATGCCACCGACCGGCACCCGGATGCGCTCACCCGCCACCAACAGGTCGTACGGCTGATTCGCCGCCGTCCGCGACCACGCATCCGATGGGGTCGGGAACGTCAACACCAACGTGGTTGCCGTGGGCGAGTAGCCGGCATTCAGCGTGGTCGCCCGTGAGTCGTAACGGGTGAAGGTGTTGTTGTACAGGCCCACCTGTTGGAACACGGCGCCTGGGATGCACGTGAACGTCAACTGTTGGCGGTGGGTGCCGATCGTCTCGCCAATGCCGATCACCTGTAGATCGATCGGGTCAGGATCCCGGCCCGTGACCCTGATCAAATCCCCCACGTCCACCGCGCACGCCGCCGTGCGCAGCGCAGGGGAGGCGAGCAGGTCCACCGTCACGGTCGGGTAGCGCGACCCTTCCACCGTGCCGCGGGCCAGATACCAGTTGGTCAGGTTCTGCAATTGCGCGGCCTCATTAGCCACGTTGATCTTCAGGTCCGAGCCACCCTTGTACTCGCCCACCCCGTCCGGTGGCGGCAGCACCGACAGCGGGCCGGTGGTGCGCACCGCCACCGCGGTCCCGCCGTCGCGGTTGGTCAGCGCCACGTTGTTGGTCACGCCGAGATCATCGAGGTTTTCCACCATGGGCGCCTGCACGTCCGGGCCGAACGTGAGCGCCAACGCCGGTGTCTGCCCGTACCTCGAGTTGCGGGTACGGAACACCACGCCGATAGCGTCACGCCGATCGAAGACCTGCGCGTCCTCGGTGTGCGCGCATTCGGTGATCAGGTTGATCAGCGTATCCGGGCGTTGCGGCCCCATCGGTGACGTGGTGTTCACGTTGCCGACCACGGTGGCGGTCAGCCCGTTCTCACCCATCAGCCGCAGGAACCTTGAGCCCGCCCGCTCACCGGGGAAGCCGTTGAACGACGCCGTGATCCCGGCCGACAGCAGGTCATCGGCGACCCCGGTCACGCCGTACACGTACGCGTACCACGCCCCATCGGTGATCGGCTGGCCGTACGCGCGCCACTTCACCGGCGCCGACACCGCCCCCGCGTACAGCCCGGACGTGCCCCACACCGTTGGGGCGCCCTCTGCGTACCAGGCCCACTGCCAATCCACGTTGCCGCCGGACTGCGCCGACCGCATCCGCATCGTGATCCACTTGTTCGGTTCGGCGCCGGCCCCGAACCCGACCACGCTACTCAGCAGCGACACACCATCCTGGGTGATCACGTCCACCGTGTACGACGCATTGTTAGCCGAGAGGGTCCACCGGTTCCCGTTCGCCATGTACCACTGAAAGAACGGCTGGCCGGTGCCCGAGACCGGGATGGCGGGCAGCTTGAACGCCAGCGAGACTTGCCAGCCGGCCGACGTGGACGCCGACAGGAACGTGCCCGAAATCAGTCCGGCCGCGGTTTGCTTAACCGACGTGGCACCGCCGCCAGGGGACTCCGCATCCCCGAGCGTGACCCCCGAGAACGTGCCGTCCGGGCCGGTCGTGACGTTCACCAGTTGCGTGGAATCCCGGCCGTCGTCCAGCGGCCAGAACCCTGTGAGCGTGCTGAACTTGTTGATCTGCCGGTACATGGCTGAGCGCAGCGGTTCCGTCCACTGCCCGATCCGGCGCAGCATGCCCTGCGCTTCAAGATCTACCCACCGGGTCCCGCGGCCCGCCGCCGCGTTGAAGCCGAGCGACTGATCAGGCTTCCACCCGGATGCCTCCACCACCGCCCGCGTGCTGCTCTGGCACGTCACCGCGAACGGTGTGTTCCGCCCGGCCACCCCATACACCGCCGCCGTGGGGTTGGTCGGCCGGTAGTCGTCCGCCGCGTTGTTGATCCGGCAGTTGACCTTGCTCGGTCGGATCGTGCCCTCATCGGTGTAACCGCGCTCGATCTTGGTCACCGACGCGTCGGGCATGGCCGGCACCGCATGCCACGCGCCCGAGTAGAACAGTTGCGGTGTGACCGTCAGCGCCATCTAGGCCGCCTTCAACCCGATGTGTTCCGGCCGGCCGCCCCGCGCCCGGACCTCAGCCGCTATCGCATCGACCAGCGCGCCCACGATCCCGTCGCCCTGCACGTACACCACGCCACCCGCGCCGCTGGACGACGCCACCGACCGGACCTCTTCACCGCCCTGCAACATCGCGACCACGTTCTGCCCGACCGGCCCCGGCACCCGCCCCACACCCGAATGGAAGGTGGGCAGGCGGGGCACGCTGAAGCTGTTCCCGCCGATCCCCGGGATCCAGCCCGGCACGGTGAACGAGAGCCGACCCACCGTGTTGTTCCACATCCGGGCGATGCCGTTGAACGCCGCCCGGTACGGCGCCGTGATGAACCCGGCCACCCGCGAGAACGCCGACCCGATCCAGCCCGGGATCTTCCGGATGAAGTCCCACGACGCCGACGCCGCCGCGGTGACCCCTCGCCACACGTTGCGCCAGATGGTTTGGAACCATGTCGTCTTGGTCGCAATCAGCACAATCACCGCGATGAGCGCCACGATGCCGACGATGATCCACGTGATCGGGGACGCCAGCAGCGCCGTGTTCATCAGCCATTGCGCGCCGGCCCAAATCTTGGTGCCGACCGCGGCCGCCTTTGACGCCACCGTCTGCGCGATCGTGGCGAACTTGGTTTCCGCCAGCGTGAGAATCAGCGGCGCGGCGCCGCCGGCCAGGTCCGCCCAGCCCTGAATGTAGGCCACGATGCCCTGCTTACCCGGGCCTTGCATGATCGTGGCGGTGCCGTCGATGACATCGTGTACGCCGATGATGTTGCGCTCGGAATTGTCGGCCGCCTCGCCCACTTTGTGGAAGCCGTTCGTGCTCTCTTCAAGATCAGCGCCCATGCTCTTGGACGATTTGCCGACCCGATCGAACGACTGTTCGATGTCTTTGGTCTCGCCCGCAAACGTGAGCTTCACCTGATTGGCCATCAGGACACCTCGAACCCGGAGGTTTTGGCCAGGTCAGCCAGCGCCGTCTGCATGATCTCGGTGATCTGCGTACGGCGTGCGTCCAGCGCCGCGTACGGGCCGAAGTCCCGGCCCGCGCGGACGAACGGGCGCGCCACCGGCCGGCCCTTGACCCGGCCCTCACCGCCGTAAATCAGCCACGGCGCGTACGGCGCCCTGCTACCGCCGAGCGCGATGCGGGCTGCCCGCTGCGATGACGACGCCTTGAGCGACCCCTTGGCCCGGCCCGAGTGCGACGGGAACCGCGGCCGCTCATACGCCAGCAATTCCTCAGCGGCCTGATTGAGCGCGACCCTGATCAGCTTGGGCAGGCCCGCGTCCATGTCGCGTAGCTGCTTTTGGAACTCTTTCAGCCCGGTCACTTGGATCTTGCCGACCATGCCTAGCCTCCCGCCATCTTCGCCGCCAGGTCTTTACGCTGCGCATCCCTCGCGTAGAACATCGCCCAATGCATGAACTCATCGGAGCTCATCGTGGCCCGGAGCTCTGTCACCGTGCGGCCCAGCTTGGCCGCGATGTAGAACTCGAGCTCTAGCGACGGGTCCGCCTCGAACGCGAGATAGGCTCTTTTGGGGCATTGTCGTCCAGACTGGACAGTTTGCTGATTCGCTGCACCACCGCCTGCACGTCCGCCGCCCCGCCGTTCTCACACCACGCCCGCGCGGCATCCTCAGACAGGGCCGGCGTGACCATGCCAGCGACCAGCGCCAGCACGTCAAGCTCGCTGGCATCCTCGATGCCGGCCATGGTCACCGCCGTCTTGCGGTCCACCCCGCGGATACGGACCTTGCCCGCGCCGGACGGCAGCTCCACATCCTCTTCCGGCCGAAACCCGTTGATCATGTTGAGATCCAAGTAACCCGTCATGCCAGCCCCCCAGCCGCCTATGGCTGCGTCGTAGTGACGACAGCGCCAGTGATCTCGAACTCGCCAGCCCACTTGCGCATGCCGGCCACCTCAGCGGACTCGTTGTACTTCGACACCACCGCCGAGAACGTGTCCAGCGGCAACCCCGTGCCGGACCCCTCAGGCTTGTACGTGAGAACCACCGTGGTCGCCAGGATCGCCTTCACCGCCACCCGCGGACTCGTCGTAGTGGCCGCCGTCTCGTACGTGCCCGAGCACGTGAACTTGTGCGCGCGCAGAGTGCCCGCCTTGGTCTCGTCGTCGAGACCGTATCCGGTGGTGCCCTCCACCTGCGCGGTTCCCTCATACGACGAATTGTCACAGAACAGGCTGATGTCTTTGGTGGCAACGGTGATGATCGTCTTCTTGGATGCGACCGGTCCCGGCATTGCGTGTCTCCTATCCGGCGCCTTGGCCGACTACTTCCAGCATGAACAGAGCGGCCAGGTATTCCGTGCCTCCGACCGATACCACGTCCGTGTCACCCTCGGTGGCCGTCACCTCGCTACACGACTGCCAATCCCACGCATCCACCAGCGCCGCCACCGCGCCCGCCCCGCCGCCGGACAGGAATTTGGACGCCACCTCCCGGGTCTGCCGATCGTTCGGCTTACCCAGCGCCAGCACCACCGGCAGCACGAACGAATTCACACCACGCCCATAGGTGACCTGATACTTCAGATCCTTCGGGTAGGACACCACCGCAGACGGCACCGTCGATATCTTGCCCGGTGGCCACGCGTACACCTGTAGCCCCGGCACCTGATCGAGGCAGGCCGCCACCTCATCCATCACCGCGGTCAGGATCATCACGCCGGCTTCCGGCGCCGGCACACCGCGGCGATCATCCGCACGGCGTCCGGGTCCAGCTTGGCCAGCATGCGCAACTCGCTGCCCTGATCGGGGCTACCGGCCACACCCTGCGGTGCGTCACGCCGGAAGTTCAGCCGGCCCAGTTGCAGCTTGGCCGCCGCCGGCACCACGTCCGGCACCGCCGTCCACCCGAACGGCGCCGTGACGGTGTTGGTTACCGGGGCGCCCGGATACGACGGAATTGGCCATGTGGTGAAACCGATCCGGGTCCATGGCTGACTGTTCATCGGCGCCTCATCGGGCAGCAGCACCGCACCCGACGATGCGTACGCGACACCGTTCACGAGCAGCCCCGCGGTGGACTGCACGTCGTCGATATCCAACTCCCACAGCCCGGTGCCCGGGTTGTACAGCGGCAGGCGGCGGTAGGTCCGCGCGGTCAACACCACCGAGCCGAACTGCCGATTGGCCTTGCGGTCGATCAGCCGGCTGACCGCCTTGATGGCGCCCGACAGCTCCGCATCATCCGTGGTATCGGTGATCCGGAGGTAGCTCTTGGCGTCAGCCAAGATCAGATAGTCGGGCGCCCACACCATCGCTGGCTACTTGCCGTCCGCGGCCGGCCCGTTGATGCCCGGCATGCCGGCCACCTTCGGATCGATCTGGCCCGGTGCCACGGACGGATAGACGTAGTCGAAGCCGCGCACCGCTGTCCGCTCGCCCTGCTCCGTCGCGACCTGCGCACGCCGGTCCAGCGCCTCAGACGGGTCGCCGATCGTCACCTCGAGCCCCGCCTCTTCCGCCGCGGTGCGGGCGTCGTCCACGGTCATCAGCCGGCCGCCGATGGTGGCCACCCCGTACAACTCGAGTTCCTGCCGGTCGCCCTCGGTCAGCGCGAACCGGTGCTGCGTCTGCGCTGCCCCCGCGGGCTGCTGCCCGGACGAGATCAACTGCTGGCGCAGGCGGGCATTCTCGGCCCGCAGCGCCGCGAGCTCACCCGTGCCGCGGCGCGTCTTGGGCGCGCTGGCCGGGTCGTCCGCTGGCGGGGTGACTGGCGGGGTGGGTTCTGTCATGGCCTTGCTCCCATCGACGTGCGTGGATTGCGTTTCACGTGAAACAAGCCGGGGCGGGGCCGGCCATCGGGCCGGCCCCTCGATCTCCGGCTACGCCGGGTCGTAGATCAATTCCCGCGTGCGGCTGAAATCGGTGACCGCGAACGCCTTGTAACCGAACAGCCCCAGGTCCACCCAGGCCACCCGCCACACGATGTCCAGCCGCTGCGGCGCCGACGCCCACAGACACACCACGTCCGGATCGAACATGTACGACGACGCCGGGGCCACACCGGTGGCCGCGGTCGCCCACGCCGGGATGAACGTCTTACCGAACGCGTCCAGCGAGGACAGGTTTTCGGCGCTCGAGCCGACCGCGTTCTGCGGGTTGATCGACGGGTACAGCCGCCGGCCCGCCGAATCCTTGGCCTTGACCATGGACTTGTACAGGTCGATCTGCGTGAACACCTTCCGGAACCGGTCGCCACCGCGGATGTACTGCAGCGGCACGAACAGATCCGACAGCGCCTGATCGAGCACGCTGTCCGCCGCGGCCACGCCGGGCACGAGCAGGTCAGGGATCGACGCCGTGAGCGCGAGCAGTTGCGCCACGATGTACGCCTCAAGCGCCTCAAAGTAGCCGCGCCTCATCTGATTCCAGATCAGCCCCGACGCCTGCGGGTTACCGCCCTGGTCGAAGGTCTCCCGCAGGATCTCCACCTTGCCCGACACCGCGGACGGGGTGATCGTCTGCGAGGTCGCCGTGAACGCGCCCGGCGTCGGCTCGGTGCCCGACACGTGATCGCCCACCAGGCCGCTCGAGCTGTTGAACTTGGGCAGCACGAACGGCGTCTGATTTTCCAGGGTGCCCTTATAGACGGAGTCGTAGATGGGGTACTGGAAGTCCATCTGATCGACGTACATCTCTGGATGGTTCTGCGGGTAGTTCAGGTTGACCACGTTGGCGGGGGTGATCGCGAACTGCTGGCCGGCCGCCGGCCGATCGCCCATGAACTGCTCCCGGACGAACCGGTCCACCCGGTCACGCGCCGCCTGATCCTGCTCACCGCCCGGCTTCCACCCGGTCAGGATGTCGGTCGAGAAGTCATGCGACCCCTTGCCGAGATTGCCCTTGCGGTCGAAGCGGTACGGCGTCGGCTCCGTCACCTGCGCCACCGGCGCGTGATGCGGGTTCACCAGCACCGGGCCAGGCGTCGGCGTCTGGCCCGCCTGCTGCTGCGCCATCCCCGCGGCGAACGCCGCGAACGTGGCCGCCATGTCCGGCGGTAGCGGGGCGGGCGAACCGGGCGCCGGGGCCGGCTGCGGCTGCGGGGCCGGCTGCGGCTGCGGCTGCGGCTGCGGCTGCGCAGCGAGATGGGCGGCGAACGTGTGGCACGAGATATTCACGGCGTGCCGGTGCCCGCAGTGCTGGCATGGGTCCACTTGGTTTCCTCCTGCTGTGCGGGATGCGGCCACGCGTGTCACGCGGGCGTCGTCGAAAGCGGGCATGTAGGTACTGGACGTTTCGCGCCACGTGGCCCGCTGCACGTGCACCACGCCGTCATCGTCCACAGTCACGTCACCGTCAGCGGGGTCGAGACTGTAGTCGACGCCGATGGACAGCCCCGTGTAGAGACCGTTCGCGGCGTCGTACAGCAACTGATCGCGGGCCTGCTTGACCGGACTGCCTTCCGGGCCGTCCAGCACCGCGAGCGCCACCATGGGGCCGGCCGCGGTGTCCGTGATCGAGCGGTGAAACCCGACCGGCGTCATGTGATCTTGAAGGTGGGCCATGCGGGCAGGGTCGGAGTACTCGAGCGAGCCCGCATCAAACGTGATCTTCAGGCCGTACTTGTCGGCGACCGCCCCGTACGGCACCGCCAACCCGGTGATCGTGCGGGCCGCGGTGTCCACGGTCGGCGCCGCGGGCGGCGCGTCGAAGTCCCGCGCATCGAACGTGTGTGCGACACCGACACCATCGAAATTGCCGACCAGCCGCAGCGGGCGCCGGCTGTTCTGACCGGCGGCACCCGCGGCATGGGGGGCATCCACCGCGGGCGCCGCCGTGCTCAAGGCCCGCCGGGTCACCGCCGCCGGCACGCCAGCTTGCTCACCGATCCACTGCGCATCCACCACGTGCAACGCCTCCAGTTGCGCCCAATACGCGGCCTGCTCAGCGGGCGCGCCCTTCAAGTAATCGGTCAGATCGAATTGCGGCGCCTGCCCACGGCGGGTCACGTCACCCATGCCCAGCCGGCCCGTGATCGCCGACATGTACGGCGCATACGTCCGGTTGATCTTGTCTGTCTTTTTGTCGATCGAGTTGAAGTAGGTCCGGCTGGTGGTCGACACGCCGAGATCCTCGGGGTCGACACCGAGCCCGTTCGCGATCGCCAGGTTCACCTCTTGGCGTAGGTCCACCAGAGTGAGATCTTTCGGCGACGGCGCCGTGAAATCGAGCCGCTGTACCTGCGAGGGGATCCACGCCACCGGGGACATCTTGCGCAGCGCCGACCACTCGGCGATGAATTGGTTCGACTCGTCAGTGGTGTACGCGTCATCCTCGCTGTCCGGGTTATCGCTAAACAACTCTTTCAGTTGGGGGTTGTCCGCGTACATCTCGATCAGCCGATCGAGCAAGATCGCAATGCGGATGATCCGGGCCAGCGCCATCTGCGTGCCGGGGTTCGGCGAATCGAAGCGGATCATCAGCTCCGACAGGACGGCCTGAGGTCCGCGGCCGTCGTCGTAGTCGATCCACACGTACCTTCCCGCCGGCTGCGGTTGCGGCTCCGACAGCGGCGGCACACCCACGATCGTGTGACCCGGCCCGGAGCTCTTGCCCGGCTCGGTCAGCGACACCTTGCACGGGTCGACCCGGCGCACCATCGCAGGGAAGCCGTCGAAGTCCAGCCCCGTTTTCTGCCACCAGGCGATCTTCTCGAACAGCAAGTCCTCGATGGTCATCGCCATGTGCACGACGTTCGGCACGTCCGGATCGAACTGCCGGAACAGCGGACTGTCGACCACCTCGAGCCCCTTGAACAGTCGCAGCGGCAGCGTACTGATCGAGCAGATTTCATTGCGGGCACGGAGCACCGCGGCCACCGACAACGCCCGATCGCGGTCCACCGTGGCAGACTCACCACCGCGCATCGCGGACAACAGCATGTCAATCGGCCGCGGCAACGTGTCGTACGTATGTGCCACCGGCGGTAGCTCTAGGGTCATCCGCGGCGGCGTCACGGCGTCGACCAGCGATGACCAGGCCGCACGCCACATCCCCATGATCCGGGAGTGTACAGGCGTACGCCTCACCCAACGTGTAGCTTGCGCGACGCCGCGCGGGCACGCGGCAACGTGCGGGCCAGATAGACCGCGCCGGCTGCGGCGTACGCGGCGTCGACGTGGCCGCCGCCCGAGCGGGCGAACACCCAACCGCCGCCGGCTGCCATCCGCTCCGCACCGGTCACGTGGTCGTTGAGCAGCGGATCATCTGAGTGCACGACCGTACGCGCGGCCACTTCCTTGGCGAATCCCATCACCACCGCGGGCGTGTCCCCGCGGATCTCGGTGCCCGCGCTGCCCCGCATCGTGCGCAGTCCCGCGGCCACCGCGGCCGCCGGCCCGTTCGGGAACCAGCCGTACACGCGCGGCTTCACCAGCGCCCGCCACTCCGGTAGGTCACGCTCGAGTTCGGAGGCCGCCCGGTCGCTGCTCCATGACATGAGCAGCTCCACCCGTACCCGGTCATCCGGCATCACCTGCGCTGCGGCCAGGGTGGCGTGCCGGCCGTCCGGGCTGAGGTCCACACACAGTGCGATGCGCCGCCGGGTCGGGCCGGCCAGGTCCAGCGGGCCGGCATCCGAGCAGCCCTGCCACGATTCCGTCGTGACCGCCGGGCGCAGCACCTTGACCCGGATGCACATGCGCTCCGTTTTGAAGCCGATCAGCGCCTCGCCGCCGATCCGTTTCGCGCGCCGCGCCGCGGCCAGCAGCGTCTCGAGATCGTGGCCGCCGTAGCCCAGCCGCGGATTGGACTGCCGCAGCGCCTCCACATCTTCCGGGTCGGCGTCCTGCGGCGCCGACCACTCGAGCAGCCCCAGCCGCGGGTCACCGTCGCCCGTCTCGATGAACTCCCGCGCGGCGTCCTGATGATCATTGAGCACCACCGACCGGGCATCACCGGCGTTGGACAGCGCCCAGATCTGCGCGTCCGGTGGCGAGCATGCCGGCTCGAACGCCTCCCATGCCTCGTACGTACGGTGCTGCCGCAGCTCATCCGCGACGCCACGGTTGATCGTGAGCGAGCGCCCGCCCTCCGAGTTGCTCGCCGCGATCAGGTAGCGGCACTCGTCGTACGTCCACGACTCCACCTCACCGTTCACCGAACGGAACCACTTGCGCCCGGGCGCGTGCTGGTCGTGCAGCGACGGCGTACGCCGGACCAGGTTGACCGCCTTCAACCATGACTCTTTCGCGTAGGCCAGCTTGGTGGACGTACCCAAGATCAGCGGCAGCCGCTGACGGAACTGCCAGTACACCGACAGCACCACGGGCAGCTCCGTCTTGCCGTTCTGCCGCGCCACGATCAACAGCACGATGCGGAACCGCGGCCGGCCGTCCGGCAGCAGCTCACCACCGTGGATCACCGCCCACTCTTGCCAGGGCAGCAGCGGATGACCTATCTCGTTCGCGAAATCGATCACGTCGAAGCCGTACGACGTGGCCGGGGTGAGCTCGCGCAGCGGCGGTGTCCACACCCGCGGTTCGGTCCGGCCGAGCAACAGGCCCGTCTCGGGCAACGCCAGCGCGTAACCGGGAGTAACCGTCACGATCCGTCACGATCTGGCGCCACGGGGAGAGGGAGGCGGGACAG